TGCTTTACAAACTTTTTGGGCGAAACTAGCGGCAACCAGCAGGAACTATCCGTGCTTCAGAAGCATTTGCCGAGACTAGAAACGGTTGGCTGTAATGACCACAGTTTTGGGGAGGGGATTTCCCAGTGGGCTACTTTGCATATGGGCATTGAACTTATGACCTGGCAAAAGCATTGTTTGTTAAAGCAGTTAAGCCATGACGGTCTAGGTAACTTGCAGTTTCGTGAATCGCTTGTGTCGACTGCTAGACAGCAAGGTAAGTCTGTTGCGTTGCAGGCTCTTATTGGTTGGTGGATTACTGAACTGGCGGCGTTTCGTGGTAAGCCTCAGGCGGTGCTTTCGGTGGCTAACAAACTTGATAGGGCTGAAGCAATTTTTGGAAGTATTGCCCCAATTCTTGTGGACAAATTTGGTGGTAAAGCCGCTAACGCTTTAGGGCGTAAGTCGGTAAAAATGCCTGATGGTTCTACCTGGGAAGTTAGGGCCGCCACACCAAACCTGCACGGCGGTAGTTACGATTTAATTGTTATTGACGAACTTTGGAACATTACTGCGGCTGTAGTCGACGACGCATTACGACCTAGCCAAATCGCCAGGGCCAACCCTTTGTTGTCTATGTGGTCAACGGCAGGCGACGAATCAAGTGCCGCCATGATTGCTTTTAGAGAAGCCGCTATATCTGAAATAGATAAAGGCGAAACAAGCAACCTGTATTTTGCGGAATGGTCTATGCCGCCTGGTGCAGACCCACGGCTAGAAAGTAACTGGGCGATGGCTAACCCTGCTTTAGGTAAAACAGTCACTATTGAAGCGCTTAAAGCGGTATTTAAAAAAGACAGTTTCTTAAGGGCGCATTTAAATATGTGGGTTTCTGCCCGTGGCGCTTGGCTTGCCCCTGGTGTTTGGGACAAACAAAAAACCGATATACCAATGCCTGCTGGCGGTGTTCTCGCAGTAGACACCGACCTAACAGACGGTCGTTATGTAGGTATTCGGTCAAGCGTATTAGAATCCAAAGCCCATGTATGTGTCGAATTTATGGTGGACACCGAAGACGCTATGTGGGAAGAAATAGAACGGGTCATGGCAGACACAACCGTAAACATGGTAATTACGCCAGCGTTACATCTGCATTTGCCTAAATCTTTGGAAAGGCGTACAACCGTTATTGGTTACGGCGAACTACTCAAGTATTCGGGCCTAATTCAAAAAATGATTGTGGAAGGCAAAGTACGGCACCGTGGCGAACTGTCTTTGGCAGAGCATGTCAACCGTGCTGTGCTAACAAAAACTGGTGGCGGTGTCGTTCTGTCTAGTCAAAAATCACCTGGCCCGATTGAACTGTGCCGGTGCATGGTTTGGGCTATAGCCGAATCTTCCCGACCCAAAACGGTAGGCAAACCCATGTTTGCTGTATCCACGACACCGTAAACCACTATCAGGCTATTGTTTATCAAGTCCCTGCTCTGCGTCGGGCAGGGCAGGGACACCCCCGATAGGAAAAACTCATGGGCATTTTTAACACAACTAAAGTGAACAAAGCGCAGATTTCGCCGACGCCTGAACCGTCTGTGCAAGCCGCCGCAGTTGGTGGCGCCTACTACAGTTCACAAGTCGCAGGCCCAAACCTTATTGGTGACTGGTGGTCTTACCAGGCTGGCCTATTGCGTAACCGTGCCATGTCTGTAGCCGCCATTAGTCGAAGCCGTGACCTTATGGCCTCAGTTCTTGCCAGCATGAAACTAGAAATGTATACGGAACGATGGAACGAAACAGACGGCGAAATGGAAGAAGTACCCTTAGCGCCACGGTCCTGGCTTCGACAACTTGACCCTGAAATGCCAAATAGTTTTTTGTACCCATGGATTTTTGACGACCTTTTCTTCTTCGGAAGGTGCTTTCTTTTTATTACCGCTAGAACTAAAGACGGCTACATGGCCTCAGCAACCCGTTTGCCTCAGGGTTCAATTACGACACCCGACCAAAACGGGCCAGTGTGGTTTGGTAAATCAAAAGAAATCTATTTCAACGGCGGCGCTATAGACCCCAAAGATGTAGTACAGATTTACAGCCCAACCCAAGGCATGATTTTTATGAGCGAACAAACAATCGCTACCGCCTTAAAACTAGAAGACGCCAGGTACCGCAATGCCTCAAGCGCCATTCCGGCCGGTATTTTGCGCCAGGTTGGCGGCGAACCGTTGTCAGCGATTGAGTTAGCACAGTTGGCTGAAGCGTTTAACCAGGCAAGAGCAACCAACCAAACAGCCGCACTAAACGAATTTTTGTCATACACAGAAACCAATGCGACGCCTGACAAAATGCTGTTGATTGACGCCGCCGAATATCAAAGTAAGCAAATCGCTAACTTGTGCAATATACCCCCGTATCTATTGGGTATTTCAACAGGTTCATACGCATACACAAACAGTGCAGGCGCTAAATCTGATTTATGGACTTTCGGTTTGTCAATGTATGCCAAAGCAATTACCGACGCCCTGTCACAACAGTTGCCCCGTGGCACCTATGTATGTTGGGACACCGACGACTTTTTAGAAATGCAAGAAGAACTAAACTACGCAGAAAACCCCACAGACCAACCACAAGAAAACACCCAAGAGGAATTAGCGTCATGATTACTTTTAACACCAACACTTTTGCTGTCGAAGCCGCAGGCCCTGATGGATTGCCCCGCCGCACCATTACTGGTGTAGCCGTTCAATACAACACTTTTGCAACCGTAAGCGACGGCACTACCGTTTCGTTTGCGCCAGGCAGTTTGCCCGTAGACGGTCGCCAACCCCGTGTTTTTATGTACCACGACAGCACTATGCCTATCGGCTTAGTAAGCGAAAGAGTTGACACAGGCACCGAAATGTTGCTGGCAATGAAAATCAGTAGCACAGCCCTTGGGAACGAAGCCCTAGTGTTAGCCGCAGACGGCGTTATGGAACTGTCCGTAGGTGTCAACCCGACCGAATTTACTTACGACAAAGAAGGCAACATGACCGTGTTAGCCGCCGACTGGACAGAAATTAGCCTTGTCCCCACAGCCGCTTTCAAAGGTAGTACCATTTCACAAGTAGCGGCCTCAGAACCCGTAGCCGAAGAACCAGTAACGGAGACAATCGCAATGGACACCCCCGAAATTATTGAAGAAGTCGTAATCCCAACGGCACCCATTTTCGCAACGGCGAAGCGGGAACCCCGTTTGCCAAACGCTTTTGAATTTATGGCGGCAATTCACAAGGGCGGTATCGAAGCCGCTAACGCCAACAAAGTTTGGGAAGATTACCGTGTTTACCATAAGTCACCGATTGAAGCCGCCGCAGGCGATGTTGTTACATCGAATGTGGCTGGTGTGGTTCCGTTGCCGTTGCTCGGACCTGTTTTTGCGGATATTAACTACATTGCGCCGCTTTTGACAGCCGTTGGCACAAGGGCTATGCCTGGCGGTGGAACAGGTTCAACCTTTATTCGCCCGACCTGGACCACCCACCCAACCGTCGCAGAGCAAGCCGCACAACTTGACGCAGTATCAGCGACTACTTCTGTGATTGCCGCTAACACAGTTACCAAGAAAACTTTTGCTGGCGCCACCACCCTGTCATACCAAACGGTTGACTTCACTGACCCAGCCGCTATGGCAGTCATTATGCAGGACTTGGCAGGCCAGTACCTTTTGGCTATTGACAACTTCGCTTGCGACAACCTTGTCGCCGCCGCTTCAGCCGATGGTGTTTGGGACTTGACCCCCGAAGACTTGATTAAGTCAATTTACGACTGTGCTGTAACTTCAGCCGCCGCAACCAACTTCTTGCCAACCCACATTGCTGTAGACCCAGCAACTTGGGGTTTGATTGGTCAACTAGTCGACAGCAACAAGCGCCCAATTTTCCCCGCTATTGGTGCCCCTGGCCTTGTCGGTCAGAACACCCTTGGCGCTGGTTCAGCGGTTTCGTACTCAGGTATGAACCCACTTGGCTTGAACATCATCGTGGACCGTAACTTCGCCGCCAAGACCATGGTGATTTTTAACGCTAACGCTTACGAAATCTACCGTGCCGACCGTGGCTTGCTTTCGGTTGAAAACCCCAGCACCGTTTCCCGCACCATGAGCATGTTTGGTTATGCCGCTACTTTTGCCGCTAACTCAAGCATGATTCGCAAAATCACCCAGGCATAGTCGAAAGGCGGTTAGCCGCCCATGGCTGTATATCAAGTCATATTCCATCAGCGTTTAGACGATTACGCTGTGGTACAAACATTGACAGAACCCGACTTAGATTTGGGTTTACCGTTTACGCTGGCTGGCTTAGGTCATGGTTTAAACGGTGTTCAAACTGTCTATGCTTTGCCTGCCTACCTGTTTACTGGTGTTACTAGTAGCGGTGACCTGATTTTTGATTACAACTACCCCATAGAAAACCAAGTACTTTTCTATGACGCAGGCGACGACTTAAACCGTAGCGCCGCTATCCCACAAGGCACCCTGACCTACACCGAGACCTGTACTTGGATTACAGGTACACAAATTGGTACATGGTTAGGTATCGCATTGGCAAGCGTTGACGAAACCGCTTTCTTAGCCCAGTGTGCGTCAAGCGCCAATAACTTTATTTTTAGACGCAGGCAAGAGTCAGGTTACACGGACTCTTTAACTACGGCCCCCAGTGGTGATGTCGAATTAGCAACTATCATGATGGGCGGAAGTATCTACCGCCAGCGAGGCGCCATAGACCAATTTGCTTCTTTTAGCGACATGGGAACCGCCGCAGTCACAGGCTTGTCACCGTTAATCAAACAACTGGCTGGTATCCCACGACCTGCGGTCGCATAATGACTGTTTACACCGACCTGTTCAATGAGGCCATAGACGACCTAGCGACTACCCTGGCAACCATCACAGGGCTACGGGTTGTCTTTGACCCCGAAAAGATTAACCCGCCTTGCGTATTCATTGACGCACCCAGTTTTGATTGCTACAACTACAACATTGTTACCATGAATTTTTCGGTAAAAGTAATAACACTAGGGCCAGCCAATCTTGACGGCTTACGCAATGTTTTAAGCATGTCTGCGGGCATTTTGGCTAAGAATGTCGCCGTGAAGTCGGGCCGCCCTGGTTCTTTTCCTGTAGGCGGTCAAATGTTTGCCGCCTATGATTTATCCATTGACCTACAAGCACAAGCAGGGTGACCATGACTTACACAATTATGAGCGACAAAATCGGCACGGTAGGCACAGAGTTTGTGCCTGGTGCAGGTACCAACATTGAAGCATTACTGGCGCACGGGTTTATTAAATCTGATGAAGTACCTAGCGACAGCGACGCCCCAAAATCTGCTAAAACTAAAGCACAACCGAAAAAGGATTAACCCATGGCTACTTCGACATACCTTTCTAACCCAGGCGTAATGGTCAACAGCGTTTCATTGACCGACCAATGCACTGCCGCAACCGTTACCAACATGGCAGAAGCGCTTGAGTCAACGGCGTTTGGTTCCACCAGCCGTGTTTTCGTTTCGGGCTTGTTCAATCAGGAAATTACCTTGGACTTATACATGAGTTACGCCGCCACCGAAACCTATGCAACCCTCGCCGCTTTAGTTGGAACGACCACCACGGTAAAGGTTTCTAACACCGTTGCAGGCTTGACCACCGCCAGCGCCACAGAACCCCGCTTTGAATTAGTAGGCGCTTATCTTGAGTCTTTGCCAGTTATCAACGCAACCATGGGCGAACTAAGCACTATTAGTATTACTTTTAAGGGTGGCGTTCTTTCCACCGTTGTTTCCTGATTTAGCAACTACAACAGCAAAGGCCCGACATGCAACTAACAATCAGAGTCGACCAGGGCAATGGCCCTACCGATGTCAAAACAAACCTTTTCACTATCGTTGCATGGGAACGCAAATACAAGCGTAAAGCCAGCGACATGGGCAACGGTATCGGCATTGAAGACCTAGCGTATTTAGCGCACCAGGCATGCCAACAAAACAATGTGACCGTACCAATCGTGTTAGACGATTTCATTAAGTCTTTGGTACTGCTGGAAGTAGTAAACGACGAACCTGACCGCCCTACTTTGCCAGTACCTACCGATACGGTTTAGCGCAAGTTTTAGCCGCGACAGGGTACTGGCCTCAAGGACTAGAGTTTGATAACGATGACCTGGCAACGGTTATTAAAGTTATTAACGAATCCCGCAAATAAAGGTTGGTCATGGCACGAACGCCTAAAATAGAAGGTGTAAAAGACACCATTAAAGCGTTGCGTCGAATTGACCCTGAACTACGCAAAGAGTTCAATATCAAAGTTCAGGCTGTAGCGGCACCTATGACCGACGCTATGAAATCGCAATACTCAGACAATAGTTTCCCCTCCGGCACAAAACGCAAATGGACTGTAGGAAAAACAGGCGAAAATAAGGGCAAAACCATATTTCCGTTAACAACGGCTAAAGCCCAAAAAGGTGTCAAAGTAAAAATCAACACTAGTTACCGTGACCGCAATGCTTTTTATGTTATGCAAACAAACCCAGCCGCCGCCATTTTTGATATGGCAGGCAAAAAAAATCTAAACGGTTTAGGTAGTGCTTTTAGTTCAAAGTTTGGTAAAGACGCCAGCCGTGTTATGTGGCCCGTTGCTGAACGGAAATTAAAAGATGTACAAGACGGAATTGAAGACCTGGTAGAAGATACCGAAAAAGTTATTCAAAAAGAAGTAAACCGCTAATGGCTATCAAGATTCCGATATTTGCCGACTACGACAACAAAGGTGTTAACGCCGCCGAATCTTCTTTCCAAGATTTTGGAAGAAAAATAGGGGACATAGCCAAAAAAGCCGCTACGGCGTTTCTTGCTATCGGTACCGCCGCCGCCGTGGGTGCATATCAGGCCGTTCAAAAAGCCAGCGATTTAGCAGAATCGGTGTCGAAGATAGAAACCATTTTCGGAGATGGCGCCCAAGGTGTTTCTGATTTTTCTAAAACAGCCGCCAAAGAATTAGGTTTGTCTAAACAGGCTGTGTATGACGCCGCCGGTACTTTCGGAGTTTTTGGTAAAGCCGCTGGTTTAGGTGGACAAGATTTAGCCGATTTTTCAACAGATTTTACGGTCTTAGCGGCTGACTTAGCGTCGTTTAATAACACCACACCCGAAGACGCTATTAGCGCTATTGGTTCCGCATTGCGAGGCGAATCGGAACCGTTGCGCCGTTACGGTGTCATGCTTGACGACGCTTCTTTAAAAGCCGAAGCAATGGCACAAGGTATCTATGACGGTAAAGGGTCGTTAACGCAACAGCAAAAAGTATTAGCGGCCACAGGCGCAATATTTAAACAGACTGGCGACGCCCAAGGAGATTTCGCTAAAACTAGCGACGGATTAGCAAACCAGCAACGCATATTTAAAGCGCAATTAGACAATGTTGTAACAACTATCGGCGCCAAATTGTTGCCCGTTTTTATGACTATCGTTAATTTTATTAGCGACAAAGTTATCCCAATCTTTTCGGGTCTGGCAAGCATTTTTGAAAAAGATGGCATCGCAGGTGTCATTGAAAAAGTGAAAGAAAAACTGCCTGCACTGCGAGACGCATTCCTCGGATATGCGTCGGCTGCTTGGGAATGGATAAAAGACTCGGTACCTCCAGCGATCAAAGCGTTTGCCGATGCGTATTATTTATATCTGCAATGGCTAAAAAACAAGGGTCTGCCGGCCATAACTAAAGCCTATGAAAAAGGCGCTAAAGCATTGTGGAAGTGGATAGAAAAAGCGGCGCCGCCTGCCTTAAAACGCCTTGGTGAGTTAATTGGCGACCTAGCCAACTATATTCTTGACGTTGGTTTGCCATTACTTGTCGACAAACTTATAGTTTTAGGTAACGCCCTAGTCGAATGGATTAAGCCGCAAATAGTCCCAGCGTTAAAAGCGTTAGGCGAATTGTTAATAGCAATTCTTAACTGGATAGTTAATGAAGCCGTACCGAAACTGGGTGTACAGGCTTTAAAGTTGGTTGACGCTTTGTTGGGTTGGGTAGGAAATTTATTCCCCACAGCCTCTAAAGGTATTACAAAATTTATTACTGACCTTGCTTTTGCGTTACCTGGACTCTTTGTTAGGTTAATTGGTAAGTTGGGAGATATTGGCACCAGTTTGGGTAAAAGTCTTGTAGACGCATTAGTAACCGCTTTAGGAGGTTTAGCCACAGGCGGTTTGAACATTGGTAAAGATTTTGCTAATGCCATTATTGGTTTCATAAATACTCAAGTTATTCAAAAATTGAACTCTGCACTTGACTTTCAAATTGGTTTGCCTTTTGGGAAAAAATTTGATGTCAACCCCCCTGACCTGCCGGACATTCCTGAATTGGCTGAAGGTGGAATAGTCACAGGCCCAACCCTCGCAATGATTGGCGAAGGCAACGGCCCCGAAGCGGTTATCCCGTTAAGCAAACTAGGACAATTTGGTTTTGGTGGTGGTGGCGGTATTACTGTCAATGTGAACGGCGGAGACCCCAACAGCATTGTCAGGGCGCTACAGCAATATGTACGCCAGTCAGGCCCAGTACCTTTAAACACTAGGGCTATGTAATGCCGACAACGCCTTGGGAATTTGTTCTTAACAACGTCACAGATTTTACTTCTAGCATTTTGTCGGCTTCCATTACGCAGGGCCGTGAAAAGTATTTAGACAATTACGCTGGCGGTTCAATTTCTATAACGATTAACAACAACGCAAATCTTGCCGACAGTTTCAATTTCAATGACAGTATCTATGTAGAAAACGTAAACATTGTGACAGGTTTTAGAGATGTTTTCACCGTTCAAGAAATCATTTACCAAGACCACCCAGGCAACACGGGTTTAAGCACAGCAATTATTTTTGCCACCGACGCCCTAAGTCGGTCAGGTCGATACCAAGCAACTAGTAAATCGTTAACGCAAACAAATACGACTACGCAAATGCAACAATTTAACGGGTCGCCGCTACCTGCAGGACTGTTTGTTAGTAACGCTTTTGGTGGCAACGGTAGTTCTATAGCCTCAGCCCAAACTTATACTGGCACAGTCTTAAACCAACTAAACATTTTGCAATCAACTGAAAGAGGAATAATTCGTACAGGCGTACTTGGAAGCAAACTTAACCAGTTTATTTTTCCGACAGCCCGAAGCAACATTAACGGGAACCTTGTTTCTGCTTTTACTTTTGGTCGCAACACTTCAGCAACAGTTATTGCTTACAACACTTTTGAACGAATACAAAACGGCACTTCTTTTATTAACACGGCCACCATTTCGCCTTTAGGTTTGGCTAGCGAAACCCGTTCCGACGCCACATCAGTTGCAACCTATGGCGCAACCTTTTACAGTTCTTCAACTGTTGACTACGACGCAACGCAGGCACAAGGCAACGGCGATTGGATAGTAGACACTTTTTCAGATATTGAAGATTTGCGTTTCCGTATCGGTTTCACTGACCGTATGCAAAACTCAACTGGTTACACAGCGTTTTTAAATAACTTTCCTAACATTGCTTTTACTTTGGCTTACCGTGTACCAGCCGCTGGTTCTGATACGACTGTCAATGTTGTTTTAGAAGGTTGGCAAATCAACATTACGCCCGAGCAAACAACGTATAGTTTGTCTTTTAGTCCGTTGACTTACTACCAGTTTTTTACGCTTGATTCATCATCTTTAGGTATTTTGGATACCAGCCGTCTCGGCTGGTAAAGGAGAAACATTATGGCTACACAGTGGACAGCAGGAACTACTAGCGGACAGGTGTTGACGGCGGCGACGCTTAACACGATTGGGGCAGTATGGGAGTCATGGACTCCAGCACTGACCGCCTCAACAACAAACCCTAATCTTGGGACTACAGGAACTAGCGTCGGTAGGTACGCAAGAATTAACAAAACCATTTTTGGAAACGCGACATTTGTATTTAACGGTACTGGTATTGCCGCCGGAACTGGCTTCTACTTTTGTTCATTACCTCTTACGGCTCAAGGCGCTGGCCTTACAGTTGGTTCCGTAATTGCTATTGACGTCAGTACTTTTGCGTCTACTGCCCAATTAACTCAAACCGATACTGTGAACCGTTTAATAGGTGTTGGGACTGGTGGCGGTGGACTTGTTGCCACACTGCAAGCAACGACATACGCTTGGGCCGCTGGCGACTTTATTCGATACAACTTCTGTTACGAGGCGGCATAACCATGACAATTAACCTAACCACACCATTTGACGGGGACACAATTCCAGACGAACACCTGCTAGAACGCATGCGTTTGCATCGTGACCGCCTACTCAAAGAATCCGACTGGACACAACTACCAGATGCACCCTGCGACGCTCAAGCATGGGCAACCTACCGCCAAGCCCTTAGGGACTTCCCAGCCACATGGACCGCAGGCCCTAAAGCCGACTTCCCTGATACACCATGAAAACTCTTGCCGTAATCGCAGGTCTAGCCATCGCCCTAATGTTTGTTGTTACCAGTTGTAGCGACAGAACCCGTGACAACTGTGCCAGCAACCCAACTTCGATTAGGTGCCAACCATGAAAAAACTAACTAACAGCGAAATTAAAGCCAGGCTAATTTTGGTTGTCGGCGTCACCCTGTCGCTAACTTTTGTTCTTAGCACGGCTTCACTTCTTTACGGTTTATTATTTGTGGTACAGCCTTTGGAAGTCTCACCCAATGACGAATCAGCCTGGTCACTTCTTAGCCCCATGATGTTGTTTCTTACTGGCGCCCTATCAGGAATCCTTGCCAGCAACGGACTTAAAGACAAGGAACAAAACAATGACTAGTCGACCGTATACCGGCAACAAAGACGCCGTACATGCCGCCAAACGGGAAGGTACTAAAACCTTTGTGGACTATTGTTGCTACCTTTTCGGCGTCACCAATCTGGGAATTTTTAACGACAGAAACATGGTCGGCACCACACCACCAAAAAAATCGGTGCATGCCACCTGGCGAGCCGTAGACCTAAAAGGTACTCAGGAACAACGGTTTAAACTAATTGACTTCCTTTTTACCCACCGTGACATTTTGTGCATAGAAGAAATCCACGACTATGCAGGCACCTACAAAAACAACCCTAAAGGGTGGGGCGCTGGCTACCGCTGTGACCGTGACGAATGGAAGGTGTACGACAAAAACACGATTGGGTCAAAAGGCGCCCAATGGGTGCATGTGGAATTAGCACCATTGTTGGCAGACCACCCTGATGTTGTACACCATGCGTTTAAAACTATTATGGGTACTTGACATAGACCTACCGAATCGGTAGACATAACCCGACCTGACCCCGACTGAAGGACACAAAATGAATGTGAAACGCTTTTTAGGCATATGCCTATTTACTTACCTAATGTGCGCCGCCTTTGCGGTAGTAAACCAAAAAGACACACCACCACAAACATACGCTGTAGTACCAGCAACAATTACCTTGGGCGACTTGTCACCCCAACAGTTACAGGACAGGGCCGTAGAACTAACTACGACAACCAGCACCAGTACCACCACTTCGACACAACCCACCACCCGTGTGGCTTATGTTGACCCAGCAACCAAATGCCAAGAATGGTTGCCTGTTGCTGTATCTGTTGGCTGGCCCAATGACACCGAAACGCTAGAAAAACTAGGCCGCCTGATTTGGAAAGAGACAAGGTGCCTTAACATTACGCCGTTGTCAAGTGACCCCGAATTGGCAAAACGCTTTAATGGTTCAGACCACGGTTTGATACAGGCAAATGAAATCCATACCCGTTGGGCAGAAGAACTATTCAACATGCCTTTTGAAGAATCCATGTCAGACCCAACGCTAAACCTACGTTTCGGTTTCTTGCTCTATGACACCATCGCTGAAACAGGTGCCTGCGGTTGGAAGCCTTGGAGAATGTGCTAACAAATGTTTAATGTTGACCGCCCCGACTGGCAACAATTAGCAAATTGCAAAGGCATTGACACAGCCTTATTTTTTCCTAGTAACGCCATGGAATCAGCCGCCGCCAAAATGGCTATCAAACCCATATGCGATACTTGCCCCGTATTCGACAACTGTTTTGCGTACGCCGTGTCTTTCCCTGAAAAGGCTTTACAAGGAATATGGGCGAACACCACCGAAGGCGACAGGCGCCGTATGCGCTACTCTGCCACACCTATTGGCTATCGTAGAAAATAACCCGACCAATGAAAGGCCCGACATGACAACCCACGACATGATTGCCGCAATCGCTAAGGCTGAGATTGCTATGAAAGCCGCCCAATGGCAGATAGAACGCCAAGCGGAAGATGTAGCCGCATTGCGTAAAGCGTTAGTCGAATTGGCTTATGTTGCCGAAGAAAACAGCGTATACCTATCCAACCTGACAAAAAGCACCCAGGACACTATTGTTGCTATTCGTCTTGGGGGTTTCAAATGAACTGTGCTTTATGCGGTACACCGTTCAAAACGGCTGATGTTCGTATGGAAACAGAACTTAGGGGTATTTGCCTCAACTGTGCTAAAGAAACCGATTTCTACGGTTTTACCGACCACGAAATAAACCGTTGCCAAGCAATGCTAAATGTGATTGCTAAAGAACAAAACATGACAAGCGCACAGCGCCGACACCAAACAGACATGGGCAGATAATGGACCTCACAAACTATGTTGATGTACCCGAAAGATTCCGCCAGGCTTTACAACGCTGGCCTGAACTACGGGTCATGGAAAACCGCCCCGAAATAATCACTATTGGCGATAAGACTTTTATTTCGGTCACTATGCAAATTTGGCGTACACCCGATGACCCGATACCGGCACAAGCAACCTGTTTTGAACCGTTCCCAGGCAAAACCAGTTTTACCCGTGATAGTGAACAGATGAACGCTTCAACTTCTTGCCTGGGCAGGTGCTTAGGTCTCATGATGTCGTTTGGCGTAAAAATGGCTAGTGCTGAAGAAGTACGCAACCGCCAACCCGAAACCAATGCACCAGCAACCCTTGTCAGAACCCCCGAAAAGCCCCGTACAGCGACGCTAGGCGCTAATGCGACCGATGGACCATCGGAAGCCCAAATGAAGTTTTTACGGGGTTTAAATTGGGAAGGACCAGCACCCGAAACACGACAAGAGGCAAGCGCCCTGATTAAAAGGTTGCAGGGATAATGCCGTTAATAACTTTGACTGACAACCAAATGGCGGAAGCCGAAAAAGTTGCTTTGCGTCGACTCAACGAATCAACCCATTTTAAAGACACATTTCCCACCGACCCAAAAAACTATTACAAAATAGATTTGCTAGGCACAGTCAGCGAAATAGCGGTAGCAACCTTTCTAGGCTTACCCTGGACTGGCGCAACAAAAATTAAAGCCAGCGATGTCGCAGGATTTGAAGTACGCAGTAGCCAACGAAAAGACGGCAAAGATTACTGGTTATATATCCGTGAACACGACAAAGACGGCATATACATATTTTGCGTAGTAGACGGACCAAATGTTGTTATTGCAGGCTGGTCAACCGCCTACCAAGTCCGAAGCGTTGGCACACTGCTTTACAAAGACACTAACTGCTATGGGCTACCACGACCACAACTTAACCCAATGTGGCAACTAGAAGAAGTAGTTGAATTTGCTGAAAGGAAATCATGAAAGAATCATATTTTCAATCTCAGGTCATCATGCTTGCCAAACTGCACGGCTGGCTAGTTATGCACACAAGGGCTGTGGAAATCCGCCCAGGGGTGTGGAAAACACCGTTACAAGGTCATGCCGGATACCCCGACCTAACACTGGCCCACAAATACCGTGGCGTCATATTTGCTGAACTCAAATCAGACATAGGCCGAATTAGCACTATGCAAAAAGCCTGGCACGATTGCCTGACCGAGGCAGGGCAAGAAGTGTATGTATGGCGCCCCAAAGATTTAGAAGACATATCGAAGCGCCTTGCTAACAAACCAACACCAGCGACCTGATACAGTCCCAACACAATTTCATTAGCCGCATGTGTGTGCCACGGTTGTAGGTGGTGGGCAGTAAACAGGGGAACCTGGGTAGACGCCTATGCACCGATGTAGGCGAACAGCGTTTCCAAACGGCACAAATGGCGAAGGTTGTCCCCTGAACAAAAATAGAACGGCTTCCTGTGGCTACTTGCCCAAATAGTGGGGAAGGCAAACCACCCAACCCTGTCATGGAATAAGGTAACAACTGAGCCTGCGAAGGCGTTAGTTCATTTGACCTAGGAGAACCCGACAATGACAAACCAACAATCACTATTTCAAACGCCACAAACTGAATACACCAATGACGATTGGTACACACCAAAATGGATATTTGAAGCACTACAACTAACATTCGATATAGATGTAGCGTCACCGCCCGAAACAGTCCCATGGATACCAGCAAAACAACGATTTACAATGGCTGACGATGGATTAGCCCAACCATGGGAAGGGCTTGTATGGTGCAACCCACCATTCAGCAAAATAACCCCATGGATACACAAATTCATACAACACGGCAATGGCGTACTATTAGCACCATTCGCCAGGTCAAAATGGTTAGACCACATATGGCTGTCAAATGCCAAAATGGTGCAATTGCCATCAAACCTAAAGTTTGCTAAACCCGACGGAAACTATTATTCAATGTCTTTAGGTGCATGTCTATGGGCCATGGGCAATGAACCGATTAAAGCATTAGAGAACTTAGGCAAGGTCAGGTAATGCCAAGAGAACATACAACCAATGACCCCATATACCGACGCAACCGCTTAACCCTGCTTGCAGACAACCCACCCTGCTACCTATGCGGTAAACCAGCCGATACCGCCGACCACATAATCCCCGTATTTAAAGGCGGTGGCAATGAAATGGACAATCTGCGGGCCGCCTGCCGAAAATGCAACAGCATTACAGGCGCACGAGACAAAGCCAAATCCGACGCTTTACGCATACAACAGCGCAACGCCTCTGTAAACCGTTTTTTTGACGACACGACGAAGCC